GCGCGGACGCCCGGCGAGTCATACACCCCCTTAGCAGCCTGAATTGTTCCAAAACTGTGGATATTGCTGTCAGAATGAATATCTCCTTTAGCGGAAATTTCACCTGTGGTAGTTACAGAACCTTTTAGATCTCCACCCGAGAGAGGCAAAGCGCCAATATCCTGCGCCGTGGGTTTATTTTTCTCACAATAAAGTGCGCCCATCGACGTTGAATCAACTTGCGCACGCAGCTTCGCGCCGTCCCAGCCTAAAATCACTTTATTGGTGCTCATGCCAACGCCGCCGCCTTGTTGCACGGCCCCAACATCGCCCGACGTGATCGCAATATCTTTGGACCCATCAAAGGAAACACCGGCAATCTTTCGCGCCGTCGCCAGCTTGGTGGCCGCCGCTGCCGTACCGCCTGAAGGTAACGCCCCTACATTTTCCGGCGTCAGGTTAATATCTTGGGTTCCGTCGAATTCAACACCGGCAATCTTTCGCGGCGTGGCCAGCTTGGTAGCGGCCACCGCCGTGCCGCCGGAGGGCAATGCCCCAACATCCGCAGGCGTTAAATCAATGTCATCAGACAGGGCTTTATTGTTGACCCTGCGGGTTTTCGGCACGCCGTTGAGCGTATTCAACGCCAAATTCGGGTCGGCGATGTCAGTCAGGTTTTGGTCTTTACGTAAATACTGGCTGCTGCCCTTTGGTCGCAGGTCGGTAATAACGCCTGCGGCGTCGATACTCGCCAGGGCAAAAACGTAGTGCGCGACGCCGTTCGTGACGTAGTTCGCCAGCGTGGGTGCCACGGTAAATGTAATGGCCGTCTGGAAAACGCTGGTGACCGTGCCGGTAAAGCAGACGTCAACCCAGACTTTTGTTGGTTTCGACGTGACGGTGATATTTTGATTAGCGCCCAGCGAAGCACGCAGCCCGCCAACGTAGCCGACGCCCTTCGTGACAAAAAACTGCGGACCATTTTTGGATGCCAAAAAGCCGGTATCGAAAAAAGCCCCTGCGCCGTAAATGTCGGCGTTCGCCAGGCGCAGCGCTTCATCCATCCCCGCCAGACGGGCGGTAAAATCAATCTGCCAAGTCGCTGCCGGCACCGTAATTTGTGTTTCAACCTGGGCACCTGCGTACTCCATTAAAATGGATCGGGTGAGGGTGTTGCCCTGTTGGCCGCTGGCGTTCTTCACCTTGCGCTGTGTCGGTGCATGGGTGATCGCGCCGACCGTCCCGGTGGCCTTATTAATCAGACCAATCCAGTTAAAATCGAAATCGCCTACCTCGGTGCCCAAAACGACGGAGTACACCACGGCATTAAGGTTCACCACGCCGCTTTTGCTGACCGGCTGGCGATAAACAATCTTGTCGGCATCGGGCAATCCGTCGGTGTTGGGAATGGGCTGATTTGGGTCCTGGCCTGGAATGAAGGCGAAAACGAATTCGTCCAGCACTACGGCTTTGTTGTCGATAGCTTGCTGGGCTTTCCACTCAGCAAAGGCTTTTGTAATAACGGTTTGTGACATTATCTTCCCCTACAAACTTGCGCTAAACGTGGCGCTGGATTCTGTTGTTATGTTGCCCAGGCTCGCGGTGTAGCAAACATATTCACCCTCATAAGACCCGACGCGCAGGGGCAGGCCCACAGAGGTGATCACTTCGAACTGATAGCGGCGACAGGTGCGGCCATACTTGCGGATAATTTCCAATAGTAAGTCGCTGTTGGCGGCGATTTGGCTGTCAGATACCCGGACGATGATGACGTCCCAGTCAATACCCGGCTGACGCTCCAGTAACTCGACATAGCCGATCCCCAATCGCTCAAAGATGGCGATAAATCCGGCAACCTCGCCCGCGTCCTGGGCGTTTACAAAGGCATAGCTGACCCGTTTACGGAACAGGCTCAGCGGTTCGCCGTTAAAGCGACTGACGTCCCGTTCATAGGCGATCAGGTTTAACAGCGGTTCGGCGCAGGTCAGCGGGTCGAACTGCTTTAACGGCCAGGTCAGCCAGTCATCAACCAATGACCAGAAGGTGACGCAGGCCCGCAACATTTTGCTCGGCTCGGCGCCGTCCATCCAAGACGGAAGGCGAAGCCCGCGAAGCTGCTTTTTGAAATCAATCATTGGCAATCTCCACGGTCAGACTGTCCAGGCGCGGGACCGACAGTTCGCTGATGATGTCGGTCAGCGAGAAGTTGAGCGAGTCGATAACCGGAAAGGTTTTATGCAGCTCGCGGCCCAGGTTCGAAAACGAATAGCGTGAATACGGCCAGGTCTTTTTAATGTCGTAGTTGCTGTTTTCACGGAACGCGCAGCGGATCAGATGGGTGACGCCGTTCTGTAGTTCCGTCAGTTCTTCGCCGGTCATGTTGTCTTTGTTCAACACGTAAACCGTGGCTTTTAAAACGTGTTTGGTTTCAGGCAAAGCAAAACACTGCATGTCATCGCCGTGGCCGTGGTGGCCCTGGGTGTTGATGTAGTCATTGACCGCGTCGATAAACGGCTGCGAAATCTCGCCGCTGTCGAGCAGCAAATAGGCGTTCGCGGTACCTGGCCCGCGCGGGGCGTCATGCTTGAAGAAAATGCGGTCAACGCTCAGGCCCAGCACGCTGGCAATCATGCTGCGGTAAATGGCGTCCGTGTGGTAATTCCCCACCAGGTTGAACTGGTTGCGGGCACGGTCGCGCAGTTCATCATCGGATTCCTCATTCGCACCGGGCACGGTCAGCCAGTCGTCATCGTTCACTACGCTGGCGATGCCGGTCACGGCGACGGGCAAAATGCGGTAATAGCCCGGCGCCAGGTTGTACCCGCTGCCGGTGCCGGTCGCGGTGACCGGTACGAGTCCGCTCTCCTGACCTGCGGGCAATGTGGTGTTTTTGGTGACCGACAAGGTATAAACCACACCGTTGATGCGCTCGGTTTGTATCAGCGTGCCCGCGTTGACCGTCACGGCGTTGGCCGCGCTGGATTTGTAAAAGCGCAGGGCACCGGCTGCGGCGCTGGCCGGTTTGGCTTCGATGTTCACCGCCCAGGCAAGCAGGCGCAGCATGGCGCCGGTCGCGGTCGCCACAAACATGTTGGTTAACACGACCTGGACAAGCACGTCTTTCAGCCATAACACCGGCGTGGTGGTCAGCTTGGTGATAAGGCGCCAGAACGGCGACATTTTCGACGTGTTGGTGACCAGGTTTTCGCCGCGCGCGATGTCGCGAAATTTATTGCTGATTTCGTCTTCGGTGGTCGGCATACCGCTCTCACGGAGGACCTGCTCAAAATCTACGGTCGGTTTCTCATTCATAATTCACACCGGTGCTGATAGGGCCGAAATCGTAGGTGTCGGCGGTGATGTACAGGCGCGACGCGCTTTCTTCCGTGATGGTAACGGTGCCGGGGACGAGTCGTTCATCACTCTCAACCAATAGCGTTAACTGGGTTAACACGTCACCGCGCATGGTCGGGCTACGTTCACCAATCAACAGCGCCGCGATGCCGCTTTCTAAAATGCTGTGGATCACGTCCTGGCCGATGCTGACGCGGTTGTTGCATAACCCCGGTTCGTTGCCGCTGTCGAGCGTGAAATTGCCGTCGGTTATCAGTAAATCGATGTACAGCGGTTCGTCAGTCATCCGGCTTGCATCTCCATAAATTCGGCCAGTTGTCCCGGCGAGATCCCGTTCGGGGCATTCACGTAGGTGTCTCCCGATGTTCTGTTATTGGTGATCGTGGTTTTGCTGTCGGATTTAACCTGTTTCATCAGACCTTCACGCGGCACGGCGGCGCTGACCTTGTTGCCGGTGACCAGGCTTTTACCGCTCAGGGTCGGCGCGGCTGTGTGGGCCATGCCTGGCGCGGGCACGCTGACCGGCGCCTGTGCCTGTGCTGCCTGGGCGCGGGCCGTGGTGGCACCCTGCGGCATGATATTTTGCGCCGGGACGGCAACGGGCTGCGGCATGGCCTGCGCACCGGCTGCCGGGGCGGGAACGCTGACCGGGGCCGGTACCTTGACGCCTTCGGGCGCTTCGGTGGTTTTCAGGTCGATATTGACGCCGGGGATTTTGTTTAGCTTTTCGACTATCCAGTTGTAGGTCGACGCAAAGGTGTTTTTCAGGATGTCGAACAACTTGCTAAACACGTTGCCGATGGTGTCCGCAAAGCCTTCAAACGCGGCCACCGGCGACAGGCCCAGGAAGAAAGCGACGGTATTGTCCCAGCCCTGGGAGATGCTGCCCCATACGTCGGCAAAGACCTGACCGACGTCCCCAATCACGGACATGACCCACTGGAATGCGTCGGTTTCTACGATGGCGGCTTTGAGTTCATCCCAGTGGGTGACCGCGTACCAGATACCCGCCGCCAGCGCGGCCAGGCCCAAAATAATCAGGGTGATCGGGCTGGTCAAAAGCTGCATGGCAACACCGGCGAACATCGTCGCGGCGCCATAAATGCGCATTGCCAGGGCACCGGCTTTTAACACGCCGTTCCAGGCAAACAGGGCGACACGACAGACACCGGTCCACAGCGCCAGTAGTTTGGACTGGATCCACAGACCGGCCAGGCCGATGCGGGTCGCCAGTAGCGAAGGGCGCAACAGGTTGAGCGTCCAGGTCAGTGCCTTCCAGGCACCGCCCAATAGAACGGCGATCCCTTTTAGGCCCAGCATGGTGAAGCCGAACACGCCCATGATGATATTTGCCGCTGCCCCAGCTAGCCCGAATGACAGAATGCCCAGCGTGATATAACCAAGCCAGCGTGCGATGTTGGGAAACATCTTCATCCAGCGGGCAAACATTGCGCTGGCATCAGCAACACGATTAATCAGTGGGTTAAGTACGGGTAACAGAGTTTCGCCAATCCCCATCCTGATATTTCGCCACACCTGTGTCATTCGCTCCCACGGGTCAACCATTCTTTCGGCCATTTCCTGCGCCCGCTTCATGCCGTCGTTGCG